AAATTGACCACCACCTGCTTCTAATCTTATTGTAGGTGGACTATAACCATCACCAGTTTTTATGTGAAGTTCATCGGTAGGACTTGATGTTCCAATACCTACTCTATTATTAGAACTATCAACATGTAAAGTATTTGTATCTACTGTAAGGTCTCCAGTTGTAGAAATATTACCTGAAGTTGTAATTGCTATATCTGTTGCTAAATCGGCACCTGTTATAGATGCATTAAGAATATCTGCTGAGGTAACTGTATTATCTACGATTTTGGCTGATGTGATCGAATCGTCTGTTGTAATTGCCAGACGAGCAGGTGCCTTACCTAAATATGTAGCCATCTTACGTAATCTCCATTATGCTTAAAGTTGTATCAACACTATTATCGGTGTTAGATGTAACTTTTAAAACATCGGCAGTCTCCATTACGTATTTGTTTCCTGACATGATTTCAAGTGATGCTTTGCCTGGTATTTCAGCATTAGTTACAATACTAACATTATCACCATCATTATTTTCTAAAGTTACTGTAACTTCTATGTTTGTTGCAGAAATATTTGAGAGAGTAAGTCCTAATACAACAGCCGTAGTAGAAGAAGGCACAGTATAAATTGTCATGGCCGTACTTGCAGTTGTACTTCCACCACCAAATGTTTTAGTCTTAAATGTATTTGCCATTTATTATCCTAACGCAATTGCAAGTGCTGTAGCATCATCATTACTGATACCTGTCGAAGCTGCTGCATTAGCAACTTCAACTACACCAGTACTAGACCTAGCATATATTTTTTGATCAGCTGTGTTGATTGCAACTTCTCCAACAACCAAATCACTAGTTGTTGGAACTGAACTTGCAGTTTCACTTTTCTTTAATTTAATAACAGTCGCCATATTTTTTTATTATTAACGACTATTAATAAGTTCCGCCGTCAATATCCCCGTAAGTTACATTTGATCCATCTGATTGCAAAATCTTACCATTAGCACCTAATGCCAATTTAGCAAGTGAGTTTGCACCATCTGAATATAAAATATCACCAGTAGTGTATGAACTTTGTCCAGTACCACCATAAACTTCATTAATTACGTCAGCAGTCCAAGTACCAGTAGTAATTGTACCTAATGTAGTAATTGTTGCTTGACCAACATAAGAAGTTGAAATATCAATTGCATTAGCACTTACATCTATTCTATTTGAAGTACCAACTACATCAATAACTCCAGATGAGAATGTTAAACCATCTCCAGCAACTGAAGAAGCAAGTTCTACATTGTCTGAAGCAATTTGAAGACCATTTGCAACATTAACTTCTAATGTATCACCGTTTTTACTTAAACCATCTCCAGCAATTAAAGTACCTGAAGCAGAGAACAATGTAAAGTCTAAACTTGTAGAACCTACTGTTATTGCACCGTCAGTTGTAAGTACAAAACCTGTGTCCGAGTTAACTGAACCTTGTTCAACAAATGTAAACATTCCTGAAGTAACTTCAGCATTTTCATCAGCATCAGTAGCTCTTGACCATCCACTTGAAGCAACAACATAGATACCATTTTCACTTCCAGTTGTTTGATTCTTAACAAGAACTCTATCACCAACTGATAGGGCAACTCCATCAATTGTTTGTGTTCCTGAAAGTGTAATGTTTGCTGTTGTAGCAACTTTAACAGATCCTTTTACATCTAATCCTGTTCTAGCAGCGTCAACGTATGCTTTGTTAGCAGCGTCTGTATCATTTACAGGTGTTGCAACATTTACAATTTTATTTGAGTTAGCATCAATATCACCACTTGTAGCAGTTAAAGTTAAATCACCAGATGTAGCTGTAATAGTTGAACCATCTACACTAACATTGTCAACAACTAAAGATGTTAATCCTGCAACATCAGTTGTTGTTGCACCTGGATTTAAAGATGAAGAACCAAGTGTAATTGTATTTACAGCAACAGCACCTGATGTAACAGTAAAGTCTGTAGCATCAAAAGATGCGATACCTTTATTTGATGATGTAGCGTCTTCTCCAGAAATAGTAATTGTATTTCCTGAACCTGCTGTATCAATACCTTCTCCACCAACTACAGATAATGTTTCACTATCCAAGTCAATATTTAAAGCACCGCCTGTGTCTGCTTGAAAGTCTAAATCTTGTGCTGTAACTAGACTGTCAACGTATGCTTTAGTAGCTGCATCCTGAGCACTTGATGGATCTACAACGTTTTTAATAACGTTTGTATTTGCATCAATGTCTCCAGATGCACCTAATATAATATCACCTGTTGTAGATGATAAAGTATTACCGTTTAAGTCTAAGTTATCAACAATTAAATTGTCTATTTTTGAATTTGAGTCAGTTACAATTGCACTAGAAGCTGTTAATGTTCCAGGACTATGATCTAGTAACTGAGTGTAATATCTACCACCAATTTCAATTGCTGAATTTGATGTTGAAGTAGGGTCACCTATAAAAAGTCTATAACCATTACCACCTGCACCACTATTGGTTTGGGATGTGTCATAAACGTAAGCCAACTCTCCTTGATTTAAACCACTAGGTGCCGTTGCGCCTGTAGTTCGTTTTATTTTGATTATTGTTGCCATTTATTCTCTCTCCTGTTAAAATGTGCCACCGTTTAATATCAAATCACCACCAGTATCGGTTATTATATCATTTCTACTTGTCCATTTTTTAGTATTATTGTCATATTGAAGTAATGCTCCATCGGCCAATGATGTCACATCTACGTCTTGTAATCTGTTTAATTTTGTTGTAGCTGCGGGAACGGTTACGGAAACCTGTTTAGGACCCGCTGCTGTCGTTGCGTTAATTTTTGCTGTTACGTTTGCCATATACCCTCTTTTTATACAAGATACTTATATTTATATATTTATATAATTAAGAGGATATATGTTGAAATTTATTGAATTAATTTGCTGTTTTTGCGTCAGCAGCTGTTGCTACGTTTGACGCAGTTTCGGCACCATTTGCAGATTTAGTGTCGTCTTTTTTTGCAAGTTCTTTTTCAATTTTATCGTCATAATATTTTGTTAGAACGTCAATTTTCTCAACTTCTACCACGTGTCTAACTCTACTTGCTTGTAAATCTTGTCTTACAGCAATAGCATTTAAACAATCACCCGATAATTCGTTTTGTTTGTACTCTTTACCATTGATAAAGATACTTGGCACCTGAGGTGCAGTTTCAGTTTTTTGTGTATTCAATTCACTACTCATTTTAATTTACTCCTTAACATATGTTATTGTTCATTTATTTATGTAGTCACGTTAGGTCGTACGGTTATAATTCCCTCTATGACTCTTGTTACTGTGCTGTCTGCCGTGTATGTTATTTCTATATCATAAACATATCTAGCAGGAGCGTCTAAAGCCGCAGTTTGAGCTGCAGTTAAAGATAGATTAATAATGCCTGTTGTTCTATCAGCATCAAATGTTGTTGTTAATGTGGTTCTTGTTCTTGTTGAAGTATAACCCAACGCCATTTTAGCTTCTGCTGTAAAACCAGTTAAATTAAATGCATCTCCATTTGCGTCTTTTACTGTTACAGATGAACTAAAAGAAGCACCTTGATCTATCGTTAAATTTGCTACTGCTGCCATAGTACTATTTATACGACTAAATATCTCATATGAATTTAAAAATTGTTGATATAATTAATAATTATGATGAGATGATTAAAATTACAAATAATGCTTCTAAGTATCATCCTAGAAACTTTTTAAATTTTGAAAAAAGAATTTATGGATACAGTAATTTTTTTTCAGTATATTTAAATGATGAATTAATAGCAATTTCTGGTATTTGGCAATCAAAGACTTGGCCAAAAAATTACTATAGAGTTGCTGATAGAACTTTTTATTTTCCATCTTTTAGACAAAACAGCTTAAGTAACTCATTGAATACACCTTATAAGGATATAAGTAGCAGTTATTTAATTCCTATGCAAACCGAAATTGTCGTTAAAAAAAATGGTTTTCCATTTTATAGTATGTTTGCACATCCTAATGCTCTACAAAGATCAATCAACTTACAAAATAAAAATAGTAAATACAAATATAAGTTTATCAATGAATTATATTGGACATGCCATGCTAAACCTAATAAACTTCATAAATATTGTTGGCAAAATGTTGCAATTTTAGAAAAATATAAAAATATTAATTTACCAAAATATGAATAATTACATTACAGAAATTAATATTGATTGTGATAGACAAAAACTACTTAATGAATTTAATTC